GATCATGCCGGGCGGTTTTCCGAGGTTTCGCTTGAAGATATCCTCGACGACTAGGAGCAACGGCAATGGCCGAAACGACTGTTCCTGCTGGCTTGACTGTCCAGCAGTGGGACTCGAACTATTATCGTGAATACTTGAACTCCAACTGGTTCAAGCCCTTCATGGGGACCGGCGCCAGCAAGATGATTCAGGTCAAGGAAAGCCTCACGACGAAGCCCGGCGACACCGTGACGTTTACGCTGATCAATCGCCTGACCGGCGAAGCGCTTAGCGAGAACGACGTGGGCGAAGGCAACGAGGAAGAGGCGGACCTGCGTTCGTTTACTGTTCGTGTGCGGGAATACTTCAAGCCCGTCACGTTCAAGAAGTTCGAAGCGCAGAAAACCGCCATCGATCTTCGTCAGGCTCATAAAGACATCCTGATGGATTGGAATATGGAGCTTGACCGCGACAACATCATCCGCGCTCTGGGTTCCATCAACGGCGTGGCGTATGCATCGGCAACGGAAGCGCAGAAGGACGCGTGGCTCGTTGACAATGCTGATCGTGTGTTGTTCGGCGCGGCGAAGTCGAACAACTCCGCCAACGATCATTCAGCATCGCTGGCCAATGTTGACACGACTAACGACAAGCTGACGTCGTCGGCGGTCAGCCTTATGAAGCGCATGGCCAAACAGGCCAACCCTAGGATTCGGCCAATCAAGCCGAAGAACAGGATCGGCGGTTCGGACGGCTATGTGCTGTTCGCTCCGACTGAGATGGTTCGCGATCTCGCGGCGGACTCTGCATTCCAGCAGGCCAATCGTGAGGCCCGCCAGCGCGGCATGAATAACCCGCTCTTCACGGGTGCGGACTACATCTATGAGAATGTCTACATCTACGAGATCGAGGATATTCCTTCGCTCGGCGCTGTAGGTGCCTCGTCGGCTGTGGTTCGCCCCTGCTATCTGTGCGGAGCGCAGGCTATCGGCATGGCTTGGGCGATGCGTCCAAAGACGGTAGAGGAATCGTTTGACTACGGACGGCGCGTCGGCATCGGCGTCAAGCAGTGGTACGAGGTCGACAAAATGCGGTTCGGTTCCGGCGAGGACGATACCGACGACACCAAAGACCACGGCGTTGTGACCGGCTATTTCGCCGCCGCCGCCGACGCCTGATCAAACGCGCTTAGAAAGGTCTTGAAACAATGGCTGCAGAAACTCTCACCCAAAGCCCGTTGCCCGTGGCGCATACGCACGGCTACGCGGGCAACGTGAAACGGCAGTGGTTCTACTACGACATCGCTGCCGATGTTGAAGATGGCGATATCTTCGAGCTTGGCTATCTGCCGGCAAACTGTGTCGTGACCGGTGGTCACGTCGCAGCGGCAGACATCGACACTGGAACGGAGGCCATCGACATTGACGTCGGCTGGGCTGCTAACTCCGGGGCATCAACTGATACGTGGATTGATCCGCAAACGCAGGTGACGCTTGCTAACAGCGGCGCTACTGCCGACCCGGACGGCTTCTGCAATACTGGCGTACTGACTGGTGACGGTAGCGCGGAGATCTATCAGGCTGGTGTCAACTACCGGCAATTCGTGTTCGTCACACCGCTGTACTTCTCGCACAAGACGAAAGTGCAGCTGGAGGCGAACGCTGCGGCCGGGACGTTCACGGCTGGCCGGTTCTCTGTCTACATCGACTACTACTTGACCTGAGGTTCGGGATGGCAACCTTCAATAAATTTCAACAGTTCGTCGAATACCTCGCTGAAGGGGTGTTTGATCTTGGCGCGGACACGCTGAAGGTTTGCCTTACCGACACGGCGCCAACGGCAACGAATACCGTTTTTGCCGATCTCACAGAAATATCCGCCGGCAATGGGTACACTGCCGGCGGCAACACCATCACGACATCGACCAGCGCGCAAACGTCGGGCACCTATAAGTTGGTTCTGGCCGATAGCGTGTTTACCGCGTCAGGTGGCACGATTGGACCTTTTCGGTACGCAACGCTTTACAGCGACACGCCATCCAGTCCGGCTGATCCTTTGATCGGCTATTGGGATTATGGGTCGTCGATCACGCTGCAGGACACGGAGACGTTTACTGTTGATTTCGACGGCACAAATGGCGTTTTAACGCTAGCATAGGGTGATACCAATGACGCCTGATGAGATGCGCAATCGGTTTCATGATCTTGGGAAGCAGCGTGAAGCGATCATGGTCAAGGTCAAGCCGTTTCAGGACGAACGCGACAAGGTGCGGGCGCAGCGTGATGCGTTCGACGCTCAGCTGCGGACCATGCACGCCAAGATAAAGGCAGAGAGTGCAGGCTTGTATGATATTGACATGGAGCGCGGGGCGTTGGCGCGGGCTCTGAACGGCAAGACGGGGACTGCTAGCTAATGGCAAAGCTGTTCAACCTGGCGCGCATGTCTACGGCGACAACGGGGACGGGTGCAATAACGCTCGGCAGTGCTATCAGCGGGTTCCTGTCGTTCGCTGATGCTGGCGTGTCGAATGCTGATGTTGTGACGTATGCTATTTCGGACGGGTCTTCTAGTGAGATCGGGCGCGGGACGTACACATCAAGCGGAACAACACTGAGCCGCGATACGATACTAGCATCGACCAACTCTGGATCTGCTATTTCGCTGTCGGGAACTGCGCAGGTTATTATCACAGGCTCGGCAAACGACTTCTACGAGCGTGACGGCAGGAAGAACTACATCGTCAATCCTGGGATGCGCGTAAGCCAAGAAAACGGTGCCTCAAGCGGGACGGCAAGCGGATATTATCCTGTTGATCAATTTAGCGTAGTGCATTCGCAGGACGGGACGCTAACATCTGCACAAGTCGCATCCGCTACACCAGGAGGCTCAACACACAGAACCCGCGTTACTGTAACGACAGCAGATGCCAGTCTATCCGCAAGCCAATACGCGCTTATATATCATCCGATAGAGGGTCGACGTGTTGCTGATCTTCGGTTTGGCGGTTCAAGTGCAAAGGATGTTGTTGTTCGGTTCGGGTGGAAGTCTCCGGCCGGAACATATGCGGTTTGCCTGTCAAATCAGGACGACAACAGAACCTATGTGCGGGAGTTCACGATTTCCGGCGGTGATGCTAACGCGGACACGGTGCAGACAGTAACATTCCCTGGCGACACAAGCGGAACATGGGACAGCGACAATACGCTATCGATGCAACTGCGGTGGACACTGGCCACGGGCTCAACGTTTCAGACGACGGCTAACGCATGGCAGGCAAGTGAATATTACGGCACGTCATCAACGTCGAATGGCATTGGTACGATTTCTAATGTGTTCGAGCTGTTCGATGTCGGCATGTACGCGGACCCTGACTCAACAGGAATAGCGCCAGAGTTTGAATTACCTCATAATGATCACGATGTGCGAGAGTGTATGGATTATTACGAAAAAACAACTTCACTCGCGGCTTATGCCGCTACGATTGATATTAATAACACTGTCCGTGGTATTGGGTTTACGTACAAATCTGAAAAAAGAGATACGGCAAGTTTATCTGTAACGGTTTCAGGCGGGTCTTGGGTTACTACGTCTTCCAATAAAGAAAATTTTTACGGTTACATCAATATCGGTGACACTACGTCGACGGTATATGTAACATCGTGGATAGCAAACTCAAGGATGTAACCAATGATTACATCGGCACAATACACGACTCCAGACAATACGCTGGTCGCTGCGGTCATTGACGGCGCGTCTTGGACCATCCCAGCGGATCGCATTGCGGCCAATGACGGGGATCTGCCGCGCAAGGTTGCGGCGTGGATAGCGGCGGGCAATGCGATTGCCGCCTACCAAGGTCCACCCCTGGATGCTGTCAAAACTGGGCTAAAGGCCAGGGTTGACAGCGACGCTGAAACCTGTCGCCTGCAGTACATCACGCCGGGCGCAGGTATGGCCATGACGTATCAGGAAAAGTTTAGCCAGGCGCAGGCGGTGGATGCGTTGGGGCAAGCTGCTGCCAACGCTTTGACGCCAGAAGAGCGCGCGGCGCAGTATCCCACGCTCTCAGCCAGCGTCGGGCTGGAGGCGAATACCCTATGGGATTGCGCCCAGATGGTCATTGCTCGCTATGAGGCGTTCGCCGCACTGTCAGCTGTTATCGAGACGGCACGAATCAGCGGCAAGTTGGCAATCAGTAATGCGTCTGACGCGGCAGCTGCACAGACCGCCTACGAGGCAATCACGTGGCCGAGCCCCTAAGAGACTGGCGCAGACGCAATCGGCACGAGGTCAGGCACGAAACAACCGTTCGGGAAGAAAAGTTGCCGGATGATGTTGTGGACAACCTGGTTTTGTTTGCCAGCGCAGTGCACGAGCTACAGCAGCGGGTGAAGTTCTTAGAAGATCACGCGGTTGCTGATATACAGATCAAGCATTTGACGGATAAAAGCTGATGCTTGGTCATGCAGCGCTAGGCGAGTTTGCACTTGGCCAAGTTGCTGCGGTTGGTGTGGCCGCGTATGATATTGCGGCAGACACCGGGACGTTTATCCTTTCTGGTGTCGATGTTGGTCTGCAGTATGGCCATGTTGTCAATGCTGGTGCGGGCTCATTCTCGTTAACAGGCGTAGCTGCTGGCCTTACTGTTGCGCGCACAATCAGCATGGAAGCCGGGGCGTTCACTCTCACCGGCCAAGCAGTTTCGGTTGTCGCGTCTCGTGTTCTGGTTGCGTCACATCAATATGTCATTACTCGTTATAGCCATTTCCTGTTTGCCCCGTTGGGTGGTGCTGCGTTCGGCGAAGTTAATTCTGATGTATCCATTAGCAATATCACGTTTTCTGTTGCTGGTCGTGATGTGGCGCTTCGCATTGGCCTGTCTATTACGGCTGAATCCGGGTCGTTTGTTCTTACCGGTCAATCAGTTGAGATTACGGCTGATCGGGTTGTCACGGTGGAAGCCGGGGCGTTTACGCTTAGCGGCATAGCTGCGGCGCTTATCGCCCAGCGTGTTATTCAACCGGATGCTGGCGCGTTCTCTGTGTCCGGTGTCGTGACGGATCTAGCTGTGAGGCGGCGCAAGGTGCTTGCGTTCCCGCGTGCTGGACGAGGATCGGCACAAGCCAGGGTATCGGCGGGACGGCCAACAACACAAGCCAAGGTGAATTGGGGATAACATGCTTTCGCCAGGACGCCACGCCGTTAACACGACAATCCGTCTGTCGGTCACGTTTACGGACGATGACTATACGGACATTGACCCGACAACGGTAACGCTCAAGATCATGTCGCCTATTGGCGGGCTGACAACGTATGTTTATGGCACAGATGACGAAATGGAAAAAACGAGCATTGGTGACTACCACGTTGACTACGTGCCGAACCGGGCTGGCCGGTGGTCATACAGATGGGAATCGACTGGGTCTGGCTCTGCGGTTGCAGTCGAAGGGGATTTTGTCGTGCAAGATTCGGTGTTCTTTGACCGTATAAGGACAAGCTACGCATGAAAACGACAACGGAGCTTGCCGACGCCGTGTTGCGGGATATTGGCGTTGTCGATGCCGAGGAAACGCCAGACACGGTGGATCGAAACTATGTGATCGAAGCCTACGAACTGAAATGGGCGGAACTGTCTGCACACGGGCTTGAATATACGTACTGGCCGATTGCTGAGATACCAGATCAGGTGTTCTTGATCGTGCGGGATCTGGTCAAGATGGAAGTGGTTGGCGCGTTTGGTCAGTCTATTGCGCCATCGCAGAAGGAAGCGGAGGAGCGTATTATTCTCACGCGGCTTCGCAGGCATGTGCAGAAGCCGACATCCCGGCTAGCGGCAGAGGCGCTTTACTTCTGATGCCCGTCACACCGATCAGCCTAGGCGTCAGATCCAATTCAGGCCGCAGCGATCTGTCTGCACGGCTAATCAATTGCTATGCCGAAGATGCCGGCGAGGAAGCCCAGAGCCGGTGGCAGGTCTACGCTTGCGATAGCTTTACGGCGTTCTCTACGCTCACGGGTTCTGGCGCCGGACTTGTGCGCGGCATGCTGAACGTCGATGATACGACACTGTACGTCATGACCGGCGGCAGGCTTAACCGTGTCAATACATCCGGCACAGCAACGGACATGGGCGCGGTTGCCACGAGCGGGGTGGCGTATTTTGCGAGGAACCGGCGCGAGCCTGATGCTGATGTCGCCTATGTGACATCGGATGCGCTGTTTGCCGTCTACCGTAACAACTCCGACGTGACACCATCGCTTGATGCTGCGATCTCATCCAGTCTGTTCAACTCGCTGTGCACGTTGGATGGCTACGCGATCATCACGGCCAGCAACGGTGAGTTCTACGTGTCGTCGATTGACGACTGGACGGCGTTTGATCCGGTTGATTTTGCCCAGACCTATCTTGAGCTGGTGCGCGGCATCGTGCGCGGCCGGGATGTGGTGCTGGCCGGGACGACGGGCATGCAGTTCTGGCAAAATACCGGAGCGGCGGACTTTCCTTTTGAGCGCGTCACCAGCGCGCCATTCGGCTGCTATGCCGGCGGCAGTATGGTGAACATGGTTGCTGCCGTCGACAACGTGCTTGTCGAAACGGTGTGCTTCGTTGGCTCAAATTCGGATGGTGCCCCGGTTGGCGTGATGCTGCTTGACGGCTACCAGGCCAGAAAGATCAGCCCGCCTGCCCTTGATCGGCTGATACGCGCCGAAGCCTCGCCAGCGTCAATTCGGGGCACCACCTACACCAGCAACGGGCACGTGTTCTATACCGTGTCGGGAACAGCCTGGACGTGGGAATATAACGCGACACGTGGGTTTTGGCATGAGAGGACGAGCTCGGGATTGGATCGCTGGCAGATCGCGGCAGCGGCAGAGTTTGGCGGCAAGACAATCCTTGGCTCGAATGTGGCGGCATCACTCTACCAAGTATCAACCAGCGTAACGCCCGGCAGTGCATCGACAATCAGCTTGCGCCATTCTAATGACCGTGGCTACAGCTGGACCAGTGCTCGCACCAAGGCAATCGGTGGGGCTGGAGAGCGCAGCACGCGCGTCAAGTACAACCGACTAGGCCAGTCCAAAGAGGATGGCAAGGTAATGGAGTTGACGATCTCCAACGCTGTTCTTGAGGCTGGCACGGCTAATTCCATGACCATCGTCACACCGGCCGTTCATGCGTACCCGAATGATGTGAGGTTTCATGCGCTGTATGTGGATGTGACGGCCGGGGCGAGCCTGACGGACGAAAGCAAGGGGGCAATCGGACTAGCAACGGACATGGAGGTGCTGCGTGGCTGACACGACAAATGCACTTCCTAGTGTTATCGAGCCGGTGGTTGACCGTAACAGACGGTGGAACCCGCTATGGTATCGGTTTATCAAACCGCTGCTTGAGACAGTACGCGCCTCTGAGGATGCGATTTCGACCATCACAACTACAGTGGATGAGGTTGGCGGCAAGTGGGGCGTTGATGTCAACATCAATAACCGCGTCACAGCAGCGATCAAGCTGGATGGCAGCGCGACGGAATCGAGCTTCGCTGTTCTTGCAACCAAGTTTATCATCGTTCATCCGACTGACGATGCCGACACGGTGCAAGCGTTTGTGGTCGGGCAGGTGGATGGCGTCAACACAGTTGGCATCAACGGCAACCTTGTGGTTGATGGTTCGATCCTTGCCAGGCACATTGACGTTGACAGCTTGTCTGCGCTGACAGCCGACGTGGGGACGGTCACGGCTGGAGTGCTGCAATCGTCTGATGGCAATTTCGTAATCGACCTGAACAACAAAACGATCACGATCACGACATGACATTCAGGCTCAAGGCAGACGGCGCAACCGGCAAAGTGGCGATCTATGACTACACAGCCGGCAATGATAATCCGTTCACAGACCCGACCAACAACATCACGCGGCTGAAGTTTCATAGTGATCTTGACGTTGTTGGCGTCAATACAATCGTCACGGGAGCAATTGTTCTGCCGGCGATGTCTGCGGGTGCGTTTCGGTCAGCAGCGACGAACGTCTACGCTCACGGGCTTGGCGTTATCCCGTATGTAGAGGGCCGGATAACGAATATCGGTGGGGCAGGTGTCAATCTGGCGTTTCTGGGCAGCGTTCCGGTAGTTGACGGCACGCCAGCCACCGGGGGCGATACGTTGCATCCTGGTTTTCAACGCATTTTGCATCTGGGGGCCAACTCGAGCTACGTCATCATCAACGAGATTTCGCGAGCGCGCGGTTCCTGGCCTGCTGTGTCTGTTAGCTATGAGCTGTGGATTACGGATCAAACGCTATGACAACGACAGTTTCGATTTCCCCGACCAGGGTTATTTTCTCGGCTGGCAAGTTCGACACGAACAAGAACTACGTGCGGACAAGTGCCAGCGGTGTTGCGATGGCAGAAGGCCCCACGTGGTACGTTGTGCTAAATGGCAGCACGTCGGTCAATTGGCGCTGGTCAACGGGGCTGGACGCAAAAGCGTACACGGCATCGGGGTCGGGTGCGTCTGGGACGCCAAGCTATGTTCGCGTGACAACCTGATGGGGTTCTTTGCATCAGCCGGCCGCATGATTCTGACGGATGGCTCAGGAACGACAAAGCTTGACACTGATTTCGGGTACTTCGTTGCTGGCAACACGTTATCAGGGTCCAAGACATTATCCGCACACACAGCAACGCAGCAGAACGGCGTCTACAATAGCGTTGACTACACGGTGAACCACTTGCTTGGCTCGTGCTCGTCTGATGCTACACAGGTTCGCGGCGCGTTTCTGGTCACAACGTCGGATGGCCGGGGTGTTCATAACATCGGGTGGTTTAACGCGGGCGGGACATACGTCCACCTGTTCGCCAATACACAGCCGGCGATTTCGCTTTACGCTGGATATACGTTCTATGTGTCTGGCGGTGGGGTCTACCTTCAGGAACGTGTTGCGATGATCGGCCCGCCGTTCATCTTCGGTGATGATCCGTCGCTTGTGCGTTCCATCACAATCACAGCGCCAACGTTTCAGTATAAGCTGTTTGTTGGCAAATTCGTGTGAGGTCTGAAAATGGGGCTGTTCGACAGCTTTTTTGGGAAGTCGCAGCGACGTGATATCTCGGCAGCAAACGCCGATGCAACACGACTGCTTAATGACGGCTTCGGACAGGCCAGGGCCGCACTAGAGGGGGCAACAGGCACCGGCCGGCAGGACATTGCCAGTGGCTTTGATGCGGCAGGAAACTACATCAACGCCGGCATGACGGGCGCCACAGGCGCTATCAATCAGGGCTATGATGCGGCCGGCGGTAACTTGCGTGATCAGTACGGCCGCGCCGAGCAATCCGTTCAGTCCGGCTATGATCGGGCGGCGGCAACGCTTGATCCGTTTATTCAGTCTGGCACGCGCGCACAAGGTCTGTATGACACGGCGTTGGGGCTCGACGGCCAGCCGGCGGCGCAGGACTTCTATTCAACGTATGCGAACAACGATCCATTCCGGCAGTTCCGCGACAGTCTGGCCAATCAGCAGTTGATGTCACTTTACAACGCGCGTGGTCTCGGCGGGTCAGGCCGTGAATCGCTGGCGCTGTCGCGGGCGTCATTGGAGCGCGGCACGCAAGACTTGAACTCATATCTTGACCGGCTGTCTGGGCAGGCGGGACGCGGGGCCAGCCTTGCCAGTCAGCTGTCCGGCTACGGCATGCAGACGGGGCAGAGCCTCGCCAACATCCAGCAGGGCTTAGGACAAGGGCTGAGTGGGCTTGACGTGGGCAGAGGAACGGCGCTCGGCAACATCCAAACGCAGGGCAATCAGGCGCTTGCCAGCAACGCACAGGGACGCGGCACGACGCTTGCGAACTTTGGGCTTGGCACGGCGAACAACCTTGCCAACCTTGCCGCTGGACAGGGCCAGCAGCTAGCGTCCAATAGGATCAGCTTCGGCAACGCGATGGCGGGGACGCGCAACACCGGCCTTAACAACCTGATGCAGCTGGCCGGCACGGCGATGAAGGGCTACAGCACGTTTGCCCCAACACAGACCAGACAGCAGAACGTTGCTGCGTTGCCGTCATGGCCTGCAACCACCTCTTATCCGAGGGCCTAGACCATGGTCGCACTGATGCGCCTGCCGCAATACAACGCCGGCAACCAGCTGATCGATCTGAGCCCGATCAATCAGGGCCTTGCCTCGATACAGCAGCGGCAGCAAGCGGACATTCAGAACGAGCGCGCCGACGAGCAGCTTGGTATGCAGCGCGAACAGCAAGGCATGCGAAAGCAGCAGTTTGAGGCACAGCAAAAGGCGCAGCAGGTCAAGACGCTGGCCAACCGGGCAAGCGTGATTAGCGGGCTGCCTGAAGGCCAACGGCAAGCGGCGTGGCAGCGCATGGTGCAAGCATCGCCCCAGCTGGCAACGGCATTGCAAGAGAACGGTGTAGACCCAAATGACCACGTTGCCGGGCCGCGCATGATTATTGCGGAGGCCGGTCAATACGATCCGCTTGGGGATCGTATGAAGGAAGCGCAGATCAACAATTTGAATGCGTCGGCAGCGGCAAATATGGCGCGGTCCCGGACAGACAGCGCGGCCTATGGCAAGGCGGGCACGATCATTCAGGACAGAAACGGCAATTTCTATAGCGTGCAATTTGCAGCGAATGGCACGCGCAAGGTTGAGCCGTTGCAGATGGGGCAGACGCCGCTGCAGCCGTCAAGGGGTACGGAGGTTGTCGGGGACACGCTCAGAGACAAGGCGACGGGGCGCGTAATCGAGAACGTTGGCCAGAACATTGCTGGCGCAGAACAGCAGAAAGTGATGGGGCGTGAAGCGGGAAAGGTCGAGGCCAATTACCCGAAGGCGCAAGCACAATTTAACATGGCGGAACAGAAATGGGCGCGCGTCCAGCCATCAATTGAACGAGCGCGACAGTTGATCCGGTCGAATCCAACAGTTGTCGGGTTGCTCGGCTCGGCTGCTGCACGTGTGCCGGGCACGGCGGCGTATCGCCTTGGTCAGTATCTGGAGACGATTAAATCAAACATCGGGTTTTCTGAGTTGCAGGCAATGCGAGAGGCGAGCCCGACGGGCGGCGCTCTTGGGCAGGTGTCGGAGTTCGAGAACAGGCTGTTGCAGGCCGTACAAGGGTCGCTGCAGCAGGGCTTGGACGGCCCGACGTTGTTGCAGAACCTTAACGAAATTGACGCCAATTTGCGCGAGGTTCGCAAAATAACTGGAGATGCGTTTCGGCAAACCTACGGCAACAGAGGCCAGCAACGGCAATCGCCACAAGTCCAGCAGCCGGCCCCCCTGGCGGGCACCTACAATTGGACGCCTGATGGCGGCTTGCAGAGGGCGCGTTAATGGGCATTACGGTCAAAGGCCCGAACGGCATTACCATCAATTTCCCGGACGGCACGGATTCCGACACCATCAATAAAGTTATGACGCAAGCCGCAGGGCAACAGGCCAGCGCGGCTCCGGTGTCGTCGCTGGAATCGTTCGGCCGCGGCGCAGTGCAAGGCGTCACGTTCGGATTTGGTGATGAGCTTTACGCAGGGGCCAAGGGGCTCGGTGCGTCGGTTTCTGGCGGGTCGTTTCGCGACACTTACAACCGCGAGGTGGAGGATGTTCGCCAGGCCAACCGGGCGGCTAGGCAGGCAAACCCAATAGCCTACATCGGCGGCGAGGTCGTTGGTGGCATTGCGCTGCCGTTCGGTGCTGCCGGAACCGCTGCTAGGGGCGCCGCACAAGCAGGACGCGCTGTCAGTTTAGCAAGTCGCGCGGCGCAGGGGGCGAAAGCTGGCGCAGCTTATGGTGGTCTATATGGTCTGGGGACGGCAAGCGGCGGCGATGGCTCGCTGCCGGAACAGGCGGCACAACGTGTGACACAGGCACTCCCGAATGCGATAACGGGCGCCGCTGTAGGAGCTGTTGCACCATTTGCCATAGATGCCGCGTCCAATATCGTAAAGGGAGTGACCAACCCACTACGGGCGGCACTTCGGCCGCAAGCCACGGCGCAGCAGAAGGTCGGAGAGGCGTTGCTGCGGGACTTTGGCGATAGAGAGAATCTTGGCCAAGTGCTGCCGACGTTGGATCGAAAACTCCAAGCTGCACGAGCAACGAAGCCTGATGCGATGCTCGCTGATCTTGGCGGGCAGAACACGCGCGATCTGCTTCGGTCTGCAACGAATCTCCCGAGTACGGCTGCAAGTCGTTTGCAAAAGACATTGGATCGGCGCCAGTCGTTTCAGTGGTCAAGAATTGAAAGAGATGTAAGCCAAACGCTGGCCGATGGCAATGAGTTTGGCCGGGTTATGGATCAAATCACGGGGCAGCTGAAACGGACCGGCGCGCGGGAGTTCGATGCTGCCTACAACGTGCCGATGAGCACGCGCGCATTTTCCGACGTTGAGCAATTCCTCGGCGCGCGTGGCTACATGGGACGAATTGCGGAGAAGACGGCTGAGAGTGTGCAAGGCATGACGGGCACGCCGCTGCAGCAGATGCGGCCCTATGAGATCATGCACCGGATGAAGATGGAGCTTGATCGTGAGATAGGCCGGCTGAAGCGAGGCCAGCAGGACGCCAAGGCGAATTGGACGCTGCGGGATCTGGTTGAGTTGAAGAGGCAGTTTGTTGGCTTGCTGTCTTCTCACAATCCGCAGTTTCGCAAGGCGTTAACTGTTTATGGCGACGAAGCATCATTGCGGACAGCGTTAGAGAGTGGCGCTGACGACTTCAAGGCAATGTCTCCTGGTGAGCTGGTATCGACACTACGCGGCATGACGCAACCAGAAAAGTCGATGTTCCGCATGGGGGCGGCACGCTCATTGTTCGACCAGATCGAAAAGGGCAACGTCATGCGGGATCGAACGGAAAGCCTGTTTTCATCGCCCGAGATACAGAAGAAGTTAAGAGCATTGTTCCCGGATTCGCGACGGTTTAATGAGCTTCGCAGACGCCTCGTGCTTGAGGCCAAGATGGCAGACACGCGCAAGGCGGTGCAGGGCAATTCCACTTCTGCGCGGCAACTGGCTCAAGGACAGGAGGCTGGTCAACCCGTTCGTATGGTATCTGCGGTCGGCAACGCCATGATGGGACGCGTAGCGCCGGTTATGGACTTTATTGGCCGCAGTGTGCAGGCGTTCCACGGGATGACGCCGGCGGTAGCAAACGACGTCATCGAAACGTTGATGTCAAACGGCGCGATTGGCACACAGCAACAGCTACAGCGGGCACTTGCCAAGGCCGCGCGTGAACCAGCTTATCGTGAACAACTAACACAGCGTTTTATTCGTGCGGCTGCGGCGTTGAACGCAGCGGGGCAATCTCAATAGGAGCAACAGGAAATGGCTGATCAAAATCGACTTATGGAGCTTATGCCCCTGCAGTATCTGCCGGGGCAGCCGGCATCACCGGATACGCTCAGCGCGCAAGAGTATGAGCAAATTCCGGCATGGTTGAAATACGGAGTCGGAATAACGGCGGGCGGGTTACCGGGGGCTCTTTATGGAGGAAGTGTAGGAGCAGCAGGCGGGGCATTGGGTGCAGGTGCTCCAGGTGCCGCGTTAGGTGCTGGAGTTGGGGGTTTGTTGGGCCTGGGAGCAGGGGCTGCTCTTGGGACAAAGGTGATGTTATCTGCTGAAGCGCAAGAACGCATGAAAGCCAATATGCCGCCGATGCCTCAGTATGGCGCCCAACCGCCGCTTGAACACCAGATGCCGCCTGTACCGGACTATATGCAGGGCATGCCGGCACTGCCAAGGCGGGGCGGCTAGAGTATAGCCGCCCCGTTTAGTTTAGCTGGCGAGGCGTAGTTTAGCACGGACGGTTTTGGTTCTGCCGTCGCGGTCCCGCTGGATTAAACCCTCATCGGCCCACTCTTGCAGCCAGACTGAAACCATCCCTTTGGTGACATTCCAACGAGCGGCTAAATCGTGCTGGGCAACGGGGCGGGTGAACCGCACGACATCGGCGCGGGCCTCGTCCTTGCGGTAAACCCTGCGGGGTTTAGTCGGCTCCGGGGTGGGTTCGGTGTAAACCGTGCGAACCGTTACCGAACCGTGAACGGGTTTACCTGGGTGCCAGCCATACATTGCAAGCGAGAACGCAGCCAACTCGACAACGATACCGAACAGCGCCGGCAGCGCTAAACCGACAGCATAGGCCACATCCTCGACGGGGCGGCCGTTGATGGCGGCAATCAGCGCTGCAATCCGACGCTCGCCAGCGGCCGGGGTGGCCACTGGGAGCTGAGCCAGGCGGTGTTCATGCCCCGCCACGGCACCTTTGTAGACGGTGATTGTGGCCTGAGTAGACGCGCGACATTGCTTGCCGGTGCCGCACTTCCGGATAGCTTCGGCCAACATCGCTTTTGACGCTGTGAGATCGGCAAGGATGCGCTGGCGCTGGGCTTTGGTCCGCTCAACCTGCTCGATGCGTACATCACGGGTCTCGGCTTGTCGTCCAAGTGTTGCCTGGAGCGTGTAGGCGCTACCGGCGATGGCCGCGCACCAGATCAGGGCCATGGCCACCCATTGACCGTCACGGCGGGCGTAGGTGGCGAGGATGGGCAGGCTGATGATGACGGCCCAGACAACGGGCGTGGAGCACAACAACACCCAATCTGGCGTTGGGCTGACGAGCTCGGCTTTGATGAGGTAAGCACTGCCAACTGCCCAAAGGGCGATGGTCGAGATCCTTGCGACCCATTGGGGCCGTGTGGTATGTATAGACATGATTTGCTCCTGGGTGAATCAGGGGTGATCTAGCATCGGTTCAGCGTTCCAGCGCTGGGCCGATGTGTCGTTTATAGAGTGATTTGGTTAATATTGCAACGTATTATCAGTTCGCGTTGTGCTGGCGTTGCAACACGAGCCGCTAAATGCACATCTCAGCAGCCGGCAGATTGTCCGGTGTCAGCTTCAAAGCAGCGTATTCATCGGGCGGCGCGATGTCGCCCGAGTTGATTGTTGTGCACGATACGGCTGGCCGGATCGAGAAGGGCAACGCGGTCAATTGGTTCCGCTCATCTAAATGCAGGGTAAGCGCGCATGTCGTGATTGAGCTGGACGGCACGATCACGCAAATGGTGCCGTTCGCGCGCAAGGCCTGGCATGCCGGCAAAAGCCGATGGAACGGCCGTGTCGGCTGCAATTCGTTCAGCATCGGCATCGAGTTGGTAAACCCCGGCAAGCTTGATGCGCGCGGCAAGGCGTGGTTCGGGGCATGCGGTGCCAATGACATAGAAGCATGCGCAACGCCGGAGCACGGGGCTGGCCATTGGATGCCATACCCGCAAGCTCAGATTGACGCGCTGGTGAAGGTGTGCCGGGCTATTGTCGACGAATACCCCGCATGCAACGAAATCGTCGGGCATTGGCAGATCAGTCCCGGCCGCAAGATTGACCCAACGCCGCTGTTCCCATGGGACGCGGTTCGCGCTGCTGTGCTGGAGCACAAGCAGGACGATGACGATGAGGATGACGACAGACCGCCAGCAGAGCCGGTCACGCCGCCGGTGAGCACGGCAACCAAAGTCGGGGTCGGAGCCGGGGGCGTGGTCGGAACCAGTGCTGTGATTGCACAGACCAAAGAGGGCGTTGCTGTCCTGCAAGAGGCCAAGAAGGTGATGCCGTCTTGGGATAGCTATGCCTGGCCCGCGCTGGTTCTGGCCGGCGCTGCCATCGCCGTGGCGCTGCTGATGCGGAGGCGGTCATGATCTCGCTACTGGCCGGCCGTGGTTTATCCATCATCGGCGTGATTACCGCCGCGCTGCTGGCCCTATGGGGCTGGGGTTACAGCCAGCAGCGCCAGGGCGTAGTGAAAGAACGTGCACGCGTTGAGAAGAAAGCGAAGGATCTCAATGCGAAGGCGAAGCGCGCTTCTGATCGTGCTCGGACTAATCCTAAGCGGGTGCTCAACAAATACTACCGCGATTGATCCGCGCCTGATTTGCGACAGCTGGAAGCCTATCTATCCCAGCCGTCGGGACGTGCTCACTGACGGCACCGCCGAACAGATCGCCGGCAACAACGCTGCCAATGAATCCATCTGCGGCAAACGCCCGCCGCCGCCCAGGAGGATCGCGGCCAATGCTCGTTGATCTGCATGCGACGATACAAACACCGCTGACCGTCATGCTGTGGATGATGGCCGCTATGTGGGTCGCACGGGCGCGTGCCTTTCCTGTCGAACGCATGAGCCGAATGAGCCAATACTTGCTGGGCGTTTATTTCGTGTGCCTCGCGGTCAAACAGCAGTGGTGGTCGATCCGATGGCACTTGCTCGCCATGGGCTCGGAAGGCATCGCGGATTCGATTCAGGAATATGGTCTGCTGATACCGATAGCGGCCAATCTGATCGGTTTGTTTGCGGGCGCCGTTGTGCTGGGGATTGCAAGCAGGCCGTTTTTTGGCAAGCGGAGCGGGCATGTGGTTGGTGGAGCGGTTTGCTGTTTGCTGATCGTCGGCGCGTTATCTACATGGCTCGGGCGGTGAGGCTATGGCGATAGATGAGCAATCAATCACGGAGGCCGTCTCCCGGCTACGACTGGCAAACCATGGTCTCAATGGCGATCTGGGGTGCAAACGGACAGAACGGGCTGACGGGAACCAGCAAAGATCACGAAGTCAGGATCAAGCAGTTGGAGGCGTTCAAGTCGGAAATCCAGACGGTTCGCGAGATCGCCCGCTGGTGCCTGCTCGGTCTGTCAGCGGTGATCGGGTGGCTGCTAACAGAACCCGCCGCAAAAATTATGGCGGTGCTATTGAGATGAGAGATGCGGTTTTCTGGCTCACGGCTCTGCTGACGGTCTCGGTGTTGACAGCGACATTAACGCTGGAAGTGGTGGATGCGTTGCATTAGATGTTTTGTGCGGGGCTTTTATTTTCCTCATCGAGCTACCCCGCTCACCTCGACAAAGCCGGTCGCTACCCGGCCACGCCTATAGCTACCCGTGGCATTTCACCTCTCCACGGCCGAGGGGCCTTTCGTAGTTTTTAGTCCTCTTTGTGCATTGGTGCCTCTGCGATCATGTCGATCAGCTTGTCGCTAATTTTTATCCACGCCGCGCTCGACGCGGTTCTCGCCGCGATTCTCGCCGCGATTCTCGACGCGCTCGACGCGCTCGACGAGCTCGACGCGCTCGACGCCGCGCTCCACCACGCCGCGCTCGACGCCGCGCTCGACGCCGCGTTCGCCGCGCTCGCGGCGATTCTCGCCGCGCTCAACGCGCTCGACGGGCTCAACGCACTCTCAGCCGCGCTCGACGCGCTCTCCGCGCTCTTCGCCGCGCTCGCCGCGATTCTCGCCGCGATTCTCGCCACGCTCGCCACGTTCTCCGCCACGCTCTCCGCCGCGCTCCACGCCGCGCTCGCCGCCACGCTCTCCGCCGCGCTCTCCGCCGCGCTCCACGCCTCGCTCTCCGCCGCGCTCTCCGCCGCGCTCCACGCCGCGCTCGCCGCCGCGTTCCACGCCGCGCTCGCCGTTACCGCCCTACCCACGGCGATGTCGGCCATCAGCTCGGCACACTGCCGGACTTCGTCACGAGCTATAGGGTTCTCAATTCCTGGGTTCACGTCTGGCGTCGTGAGCAGCCAGCGAAGTAGCGCCCAATGGACCCGACTAAGATCCTGTCCTGGCTGGATCGTGGACATCAGCCGTTCAGGCCACTGCCGCGCGAGCTCTACTGGTAGCTCCTCGAAAATACGGTCTTCAAGCCGTGCGATGGCGACAGGGATTCCGAATTGGCTCTCATATTTCATGTGGTCGCCGGAGTGGATCGTGCATCCGACAGCGCATCCCTTGCCGTCTTTCCAATACCCGTATCCCTGGACCAGTTCGTCAGCCGCGCGATGGCCTGCCAATTGAGCCAATATCGCATCTTTGTCGGCCTGTCGGCCGTGGTAGGCAATGAGCATCTGAGTGGTCTTTCTCGCTGAAGTAGGTGGCCGTCTCTCCGGCCTGTCACGCCCACCTTTCGGGTCGCGGCGTTCACGGTCGGTGTCCACCGACTGGTTGCCTCCTGCGTAGGCGCGCTGTCAGGCGACCGAAGTCTAAGACAGCCACTCCGCACCTCTCAGGCAATCGCAGGTGTCCTGCATGGGCGGATTCCGAAACTGGCCTTTCGTGCTTTTCTATGCGTCAACTGATTGTTGCGATTTTACTTCCATTCGCCAGTGGGTGCAGAACGCCTGCCACGGACCATCCCAGAACGCTCTGGCT